TGACTAAATGGCATAGCGAATTAGTAACTGCTGCATACGAAACTGCTGCTGACGCTATTCGTGCTAGGAGTGAAAATGAATAACGATCAATTCTTCGGCTGGTGGAATGGAGACGATTTAACCCCAGACAATGATTTCCCTAAAGATAGTCCTATATGGTGGGCATGGGAAGGCTGGCAAGCTGCATTACGAGAATTAAATAAAGAAGCTGAGAATAATGGTGAGGAGTTATGAGCGATTACGACATACATAGCTGCGGTTATTACTGCGATAGACCTGCTTGCATCAAAGCGCAGAGAAATGAGTTGAGAGATAAGTTATTTAGTGATCAATGTGTTAAGACATATTCAGGCGGTAAACCTAACTATACTGAACCAGAAGAAATCCTCACGACCGAAAAGAATATACAAATATCGGACAATAAACCACCAAAATCCACACAAACGAAAGGTAAGTAAATGAGCTGGAATCTAATAGAACTAGACGTTATTCGATGGAGTGAAGCCAGAGGAATCATCCCGAATAGCACATCTACAACGCAATATCGCAAAGCTCAGGAGGAAATGCATGAACTTCACACAGCTCTTATTGAGCGAGACAGGGCAGGAATTATTGATGGACTTGGTGACGTTCTTATATGTCTTATCAATGTTGCTGCTCTTGAGAACGTCGATTTAACGCATTGTTTAGCGTCTGCTTATAACGAGATTAAAGACCGAAATGGAACAATGAATGCTAAAGGAATCTTTGTTAAGGAACCTCAATCACCTGACCTCTGAAGTAAACTAAGCCTTCGGAGATGACTTCACATAGCTCCGGAGGCATCAACTTGCCATTATAAAATGTCAAAATAGCAAAACCTGAACGCCAGTTGCGTGAATTATCTTCCGCATAATTGAAGGCAGGATCATCTAGGTTAGCCATAGTTCCTGTATCTACACCGTATCTACTTCCATTGTAATCAGTCCACGGAGTAACTTTAAGACTGTGTAAATGACCAGTTACTACTGACGTACCTGACTTTAACGTATTGTTGTAAACAGCGTGTATTCCGTTATGGTGACGATGTTTAATCATCGTATTATTGTTTACCATAATTGACGTAGAAAACTTCCAACGTGGGAAATGATCCGTTAGGTTCATTCCATGTACGCCTTCAAAGGCAGTCCCAGCTTGGGACGCTAGACGAGTGTTAAAGCGCATATCGTGGTTGCCCCACGTAAAATGCAAAGCAGCACTTTTAGAAGCGTTTTCAATCTCGCTTAGACGGTCTTGACAGGCATCTAGTTCCTGCTTAACGCTAGGTAGTTTTTGCCAGCCAATAGGATCATGCCTACTGATGCCAGCTCCATCAAATACGTCACCATTCATAACTACCATTTTTGGCTTTAATTCAGGTATTAACTTAACGAAAGCCTTATGAGCCGTTGATATAATACCGGGAAAATAATGGCAGTCTGATGCAACCATAATCACACCGTCATCCATCTCTACCCTAGCCCTAATACCATTGCCGGGCATAGTTACGTTAAACGTAGGAGAGCGTTTATCTGATGCAATTAATATAATACTGTGTCTATCTTCAATTGCTTTCCGTCTTGCATGAACATTACGGACATCTATGTCTAATACCTCTGCGACCCTTTTTGCTGAATGATACTTATTCCAAATAGCAATAAATTCTTCATCAGTCGATCTCATTAGTTCACCCTACGGACAAATTCACCGCACCAATCCGTTCGACCAGTAACCGGATAGCAACTGTCATAATCGCCTTCCATTTCAATAATCGTAGGTGGGTATCGGTAGCAGAAGCCTACATCTTCCTTAGGCTCACAAGTATAGAAAGCGCAGCTAATGCAAGCTGGCATACAATCGGCAGGTATCTTAATTTTAGGCATTTGATCTATATATCATATACTTATTAAGATAATATTACAAATTACGTTAAATACATAGTTCGTTCATCTTTACGCCTATTAAAGAGTCCTTTAAGCACCTTACCTACTGCCTTACAATACTTTAGGAACTCATCAGCAGCACCGTCATAGTCACCTCGATTATGTTTCTGACGTAGAGTTGATCGCTGTAGCGTTCCTAGCCCTACGTTAAACGCAAAAGAGACCAGAGCGTCAAACCGCCCTTGAGTAATCCCACTAGGGCAATAACGTAAAACACCTCGTTCAAAACGCTGCAAATCAGCCTGCAATATGGCATCAACTTCATCGTCAGAAAGCCTTCTATTCCATTCAATAGGGCAGATCAATGCACCATTAGCCTTAGCTGCTTTACGCTCGTCTAAGGTCATACTAAGCTGTTCTGGAGTAGCTATTAAGTGACCTACTCCAGTAGTCCATAGCAGTACAGAATCTAGGTAAGGTTTTTTCCTTACACCTTCGTGATGACAAATCGCTATTCTGCCTTTAGCCGATACATTCATTTTTTGCTAAATGCCTGAGTACCAAACCAGAACGCTATGACAGATGCCCAGATCAACTGAGTATCTGAATCCCATACTTCATCGATCATAATCTTGAATGGCACGTTTTGAGTCCATGCGTACCAGACTCCAGCTATATCAATAGCCACTAGTAGGAAGAATAGACCGTAGGTGACCGTAGGACGCACCATAGCCCTTGCATTGATTACCCATTGACTAGCACCTTGACCAATGGCTATATCGTGCTGGTAGAGTGCCTGACGCTCATCTGAGGCTGCTTGTATCTGTATCTGCTCTGTGTGTATTTCTTCAACACGTTCCTGAGACTGGAAACCTGCTTTCTGCATCTCTAGCTGCATCTGGACTTGAACCTGAGCCATCGCTAGTTCATGCTTCTTATCAGATTTGTCTTGGAAGAAATTGAGCAGACTAGGAAGTCCACCCGATAAAAACGACATAAATGTTGATAATAAAGTAAGCATTATTCTTCACCCTTTAATTCTTTAATAATCTGCAATCGCAGTTCTTTCATCTTGCGTGTTTCTTCAGCAGCCTTGTACATAGCATTGTTCATATCCATATAAGCAACACCCATTACAGGCAATACGATAACTAACACAATACACAGAATAAGGACGGTAATGAGTAAAGACCACGGTATGTGTGGCTCGTTCGGAGGAGTATCATCAGCCATAGGAACCACAATATTATGAACACGACCGCGATTATTGATGTCATCTGTTCCGCGATTTTTCTTCTTATACTTGCCCGTCGCCATACCGCCGCCTGTTGCTTTAGTAATTCATGACGCTGAACCTCTGCTCGTTCTGCCTTAACCCTATCGCGCATTACTTCAAATTCTGACCATATTGCGCCCAATTGTGGTGGAGCTGAATATACGAGCGTCTCTCTTAATTCTGTTTCTAGCCGTATCATTTCTTTCTGAGCCAGCACTCGATTAAATGCTTCTTGATTTAACGATAGCTCAGGATCACGGACTTTCTTAGTCTTTAATTCTTCTTCGTGAACGTGTTTCTCAAGTTGCTCATGTGCTTTAAAAAAGTTTCCCAGATGACCGCTAATGTCAGCAACCACATCTTTAACTTTACCGTATGCGTCAACCAACTCCATACCATCAGCTTTAGCTTGCTGATACAGTTCACAGCCTTGTTTGATTGCACTTGCAGCCAGTTTTGCAGCAGCAAGAATTGTAAGTGGGTCCACATCACTTAGGAAGCTGACCGTTACCAGCTAACCAGATCATTAGACCTAGAGCACCAGCACCAACTATCCAGAATATCTTCTTTACAACTGACCGACCTACTTCTTCATAGATACGCTTAAACGCTACCTCAGCAGCACGTTCCGCAATATGGTCAATCTGCTCGTCTGTCAATTGTATTTTGTCCATTATGCAACTCGCTTCCACATATAAACAACGATATACGGCGGTAAATTAGCATTAGTACCTGATGAACCAGTAGTAGATACAGAGATGTTTGCAGATGCACTTTCAGATAAATCTCGTGTTCCTGTACCTGTACTAGAATATATTCCTCGTGATCCTGATGATCCAGAACCAAAAGCATTAATAAAACCATGCGTTATAGTATGTTGGTGACCTGAATCACTAGCAGAGTGGTTGTGGCTAACAACAATAGCGTCTTTAGATCCACCAGTTTCTTCAAGAGTATCAAATGATGAATCACTTCCATTTAGACCAACCATTACACGACCAGCACCGAATGCAGTCCATGTACCAAATCCAAATAATGTAGCTGGATTAGTGCTAACGGAAGCATTTGAATAGATTGATCCAACTGGATACATAGCAGCTAAAGCAGCCGTAATATAAGCAGTCGTAGCTACCTTAGTAGAGTTATCCCCTGCCGATTGCGTAGTAGCCGTAGCTGTGGCTCCTAACGCTACAGTTGAGCTAAATACAGCAGCACCAGTACAGGTAAATGCACCACCTACGACAAAGCTATCAGCGTCTGATCCTGTTTGCTGATCTTTAATCTGTGCCATTAATTCGCGTATAGCGTTATTGATACCCGATGGAGCACAGCCCTCAGCTATATTGATGCCTCCAATATCTGTATTATTGGATGCTGTAGAACTGTATTCAGAAATTTTGTTCTTTGCCATGATTATTGTCCTTTAATACGACCAGCCTGATACATCAGGTTATATGCTCTAGGATCAAAAGCTAATGGCATTGCATTTTCAGCAGCACCAAGTCCTCTACCAAGCAATCCAGCACCATACGCAGCCTCACCCATTAAGCGAGGAGAAGATGAAAGTAATGATGCAGCAGCTAATGGAATACCTACACCAGATGCTCCACCACCAGCAGAGAAAGCACCAATAGCAGTAGGCAAACTAGTCGCTCTTTGTAATCCCATCGGAGTTAATTCAGCAAGAGATTGACCAGCTAATGCAGGGAATATATCTTCACCGTATTTAGTAAGTTCTTTGCCAAGTTGTACACGTTGACCAAAATTAGTATTTACATTCTTACGCATCAAAGATTGTAATTTACGAATAGCAGTATCAGCACGTGATTTTTGACCAAGACTTAAAGCACCTTCAATCTCACGAACTAACTCAGATGTAGTCGAATACTCTTTCATTACATTAGCGTAAGTAGGAGCCTGTTTATTTATCTCATTTTTAATTGAGTCATAAACAACTTTTACAGACGCTCTAGCATTTTTTTGCTCGTAAGGAATTCTTTCAAGAACATCGCCAACTTGCTGTTTTAGAGCATCTAAACCTTCTGGAGTATGATATTCAGCAGGGTCTAATGCTTTCCAATCGCTAACAATCTTTCTTACATCTTCAATTTCTTTAGCTGCTTGTTTCTTTGTAGTAACGCCTTTAAATTGCGTTCTTTCTTGAGCATTAGAGAGTGCTGTATCAATGCCACTAAAATCAAGAATACTCTTATCATTCTTAATATCAACCATTCCTGATCGATATTGTTTTTGTTTTTCTGCATTCATATTAGCTAGATTCTGTCTAGCCATATCTAATACATCTGTCATTGGAGCCGTACCAGTAATATTGCTTCTAAACTGTTCAGCAGCAGTACCACCAGCTTTACCCGCACCGTAAGCCTGTTTAATAGCTTCTGAGCCAGCACCAGTAGTCATACCAAGTACAGGAGCAGCAGCCTTACCAACCGTACCAACAGTCTTAGCCGCTAACGATAATGGATCAACAAATGATGCAGCTTTACCTAGTTGTGGAACTACACCACCGCCAGTAGTTAACACAGCAGATACGTCAGACATAAAGCCAGCAGGATCATTAGCGATAGTGCGTTTAGCTTGCTCTATGCCACCATAACGCTTGACATACATCTGACCTACTTGATTAGCTACATCACGCGATGCTTTATCTTCACCAATAGCTTGTACTATGCTTTCAGGTAGGATATTTTGTAGTCCACCAGCACCAATATCTAGCAATGTTTTACCAGTCTGCAATGGGCTAGTAATAGCCTCATACGCACCAGTAGCTACATTTCTAAATGACGATGGAAAATTACTAATTGCCTGAGATACGACATCTTTAGCACTTAGTGTTTCTTTTTGTCCTATAGGTTTAGCCGTAGCAAGATCAAAAGGCATTATTTAATCTCCTCAAACTTCGTACCGTCAGGACTGACATACGCTTGATTACCATTGGCATCTGTATGCAATTGCCAACCTTTAGTATTACGCTGTGGAGTTGGCTGCTTCTCTGCTGGCTTAGAAGTACCTTTACCTCTGAGTACAACATTATTAGCGTCAACATTGTATGAATTAGCTAAATCAACGTACCTAGCAGATGTTCTATTTCTAGTATCTTCAGC